CTGTGCTCCGCCCCCATGGAAGAACCAAAAAAGAAAGGAAAGAAAAAATGAGTTTATTAAGAAAGGTATGGGACTGCGCCACCACCGGTGCAGCAAATGTGTGGGGACTAGTTCTCGATGTAGGATGGTCCGTATGGAGCGAAATCAGAGAAGGCGCAGCACGCGCAAGCTGGTGGGTGCTCGTAGGTTTGGTGTGGCTCGATGGGCTTGCATTGGGCTGGTGGTTGTGGAGTAGCTAATGGCCGAGCACAAAGGATTTTTAGATACGTGGTTGCTTAAGCTGACTTCACGTAAGCTTTTGGTGTGGCTAACTGCCTCGTCATTAGCATTTGCCGGATATCTAACCAGTGGTGATTGGGTTATTATTAGTACTGTCTTTATTGGAACCCAAGGCGCCGTCGATATCGTCGAGAGATTAAAGGGACTTAAGTGACGCCCCAGCAGTTAGTAATACAATTTTTGCTGAAGAACTGGAAGGGTGTTTTAATCGCCCTTCTTTCGCTTGTGGTGATGGGAAAAATGCGTTTTGATTATAAGCAGATGCAGTCTGCATACGAAGCTTCAGAACAGTCATTGCAAGCGCAGCTTGCTGGGTTGCAAGCGATCCACCAAAAGCAATTGGACGATATGGAAGAATCCCTCCAGAGCTATAAAGACACACTAGATCAAGTAGAGCGGGATTACCAAGAAAGTCAAGACAAACTGTTAGATTTAATCGACAGCCGGAGAGAAGAATTCGGAAGACAATTCTCCGAAAACCCAGAAGAGCTAGCTGAGACAATAATATCTATGTACGGATTTGATTATGTTCCTTAGTTTATTATTAATGTTAGCCGGACCAGCACAAGCCGCTGACACAGGTCAGTTTACTTTTCTTGGACAACAGCAGTGCGCACCTTTTGAAGGTGTGCTGTTTGATGTGCCGGCATTGTCTGAAATCTTAGCGCGCAACTCAACGGCTAACCTTGCATGCCAAGCACGAATTGAATACGAGCTTTCTGTGGAAGCTGCAAGCTATGAGTTAGAGCTTCGCAATTGGGAGATTCAATATAGTGCCCTGCACGAAGAAACAAGTCTTCTTATTTTTCAGAAGGACGCAGAGATTGATCATTTGCAAAGATCGTTATTAAAGCAGTCTCCACGCAATAATTGGCTGTGGGCCGCCGGCGGAGTTGGTGTAGGAATTTTAACCACCTACGCGTCCTATAGGTTGTTTAATGAGTAAGAAAGATTTTGATAAAATTGCTGCAATTGAACAAGCGATTGCCAAAAAATACGGAAAGGAGACTATTCAAAACCCTCGTGCAAATTGGGACGAGATCAAAGAAAAAGAATACCTCGATCAAATGCGTGAGCTTTATAAGAAGAGTAACGTGAACAAGAAGTGGGAAGAGAAAATAGATGTAAATGGTATAAAGGTGTCAAAGAAACTATTTAATAGAGATTCTTTACAACGTTGTATGGTGTGCTCTTCTTCCCTGAAAAAAACAGCAGATGACGTTTGCTTTCTAAAATATGAATGTTGCTACAACTGTTACGTTCAATATGTGGAAGACAGAGAGGAAAGATGGGAAAAAGGTTGGAGACCAAAAGGAAATAAATAATGGCAACAATTTATGAAATCATACAAGGATTAGCACAAGCAGCCGCAAACTCATATGACGGCGCACTGGGAGAGGATTATGAACCCGACAAGCCTGGAATCCTTCGCCGAGAAGAGGGTGATGCTCTTGTTGATCAACGAGTCATGGATGGCTTCAATGTGAAGTTTTATGGCGACATGATGTGTTTGAGCTACCAGTCCGAGATTCAATTGAAAGAAGTCATCGCTAGCGGTTTCGAGGAAGAAATCGATCAGCGTATCACCGACATTTCAGGATGGATCAAGAAAGAATACAAAAAGATTACCGGGGATTCTGTTACTTTGACGGAAGAGGGAGAAGTCGATATTCGAGTCGAAAACTCTTCGCGAGTTCGCACCTGGGTGACTGCCAAAAAGCACTATAAAATTGGTGGACTGAGTGAACAAATGAATCTAGAAACTGGTTCCGAGGCTCCAGTCGAGCGCAGTTGGGAAAAGTTTTTAAATCAAGGGGGCTGGGGAACCCGCCCGAAGAATGATACAAGGAAGAAAGAATCATGAAAATTTCTATTGCACGACTCAAAGAGATTATTATGGAAGAAGTCGCGCGAGCAACTCTCGTCGAGACTGGCTCCGATTGTGAGGAAGCAGAAGAAGACAACACACCTGCGCGCCCTTTAGAACTTGAAGAAGAAATAGAAATCGTAGATGATGAATGAGTTTTCAACTAGACAAAAAGAAGCGAGTCAACGAGATTTTAAAGTGCGGTAAAGATCCTTCCTATTTTCTGAAGACTTATGCCCGTATATCCCATCCGATGCACGGGCTGATTTTATTCGATACTTATGATTTTCAAGATGAACTCCTTAATGATTTTAACGATTATCGTTTTAACGTTATCCTGAAAGCCCGACAGCTTGGTATCTCCACTATCACGGCCGGCTATATTGTATGGATGATGTTATTCCATCGGGATAAAGCCATTCTTGTAATGGCAACAAAGTTTGCGACGGCAGGCAACCTTGTAAAGAAGGTTAAAGGCATTATGCGCAACGTACCCGAATGGCTAAAGATTGCCACCATTAGTGTGGACAACCGCACTTCTTTTGAACTATCTAATGGTTCGTCTATTAAAGCGGCTTCTACGTCAGGCGATGCCGGTCGTTCGGAGGCATTGTCCCTTTTAGTATTAGATGAGGCCGCCCACATTGAAGGCTTAGGCGAATTGTGGACTGGTCTATATCCCACGCTATCTACGGGTGGGCGTTGTATTGCACTATCAACCCCCAACGGTGTAGGAAATTGGTTCCATAAAACTTGTGTTGATGCTGAAGCCGGCGCCAACAACTTTAATCTTACCATATTACCATGGGATGTACATCCTGATCGAGACGAGACATGGTATGAGAAAGAGACCAAAAATATGTCCAAGCGCCAGATCGCGCAAGAGTTACAGTGTAATTTTAACACATCCGGCGAAACAGTTATTGATCCAGAATGTATGGAATGGTTATTATCTAATGTGAAGGAGCCTAAACATCGAACCGGTTTTGATCGCAACTTCTGGATTTGGGAAGAATTTGATCCTACGTGTAATTATATAATTGTGGTGGATGTGGCCCGCGGCGATGGAGCCGATTTTTCTACGTTTCATGTTTTAAAACTAGAAACTCTTGAAATCATTGGCGAATATCAAGGAAAGGTTACACCAGACTTGTTCGCGAACATGCTTAATCAGGTAGGTGGCGAGTTCGGAAATGCGATGATAGTAGTAGAAAATAATAATATTGGCTATACTGTACTTGACAAACTCGTTGAATACGGTTATCCTAATATATATTATTCTATAAAGTCGACACACGAATATATTGAGCAATATCAAGCGGAAGGTATATCGTCAGCTATTCCTGGCTTCTCTACTACTATGAAGACACGCCCACTAATAGTTGCAAAATTAGAAGAGTTTATAAGAAATAAACTAATTAAGGTGTATTCGTCGCGCACGGTTAATGAAATGAAAACTTTTATTTGGAAAAATGGCAAACCCCAAGCAATGAAGGGGTATAACGATGATTTAATCATGGCCCTGGCTATTACATGCTGGGTAAGAGACACTGCAATTCAAGCCAGTGCTCGTGATTTAAATTACCAACGTGCGTTTGTGGACGCTATTGTTACGAGCCGCACTACTATGAATACCCGTATCCCCGGACAACATGGTTACAAAAAAGATAATGCTTTTGACAAACAGTTAACAGATGCACAACACATCTATGAGCAATATAAATGGATTATTAAGTGAGAAATTAAATGGCACGCACTCCCCCGAAAAACAACCCAGCCAATAGTCAATCAGGATTATTTAAAGCCTTAACTAGGCTTTTTTCAGGTCCGATTGTTAGCTATCGTTCCCAATCCGGACGCCGCATCCGGCGTCAACACCTTGATAGGTTTT